ACTTTGAAAAAGATAAGGCAGGAGGAAGTAAAGGTGGAATCAACATCTCGATTACCGGAGTGGGCGGTGAAACTACTGTCATATCCGAGAATACAGACCAAGAGTCAGATATTATTGACGGAGAGTACACCGATGTATAATCCAAAGTACTTCGCCCTGAGCGAGTTCAACTGTCAAGAAACAAATCAAAATGAAATGTGTCCAAAGTTCCTAGAGCGTTTGGATGCTCTGCGTGAAGCCTGTGGTTTTCCCTTTGTGATTACTAGTGGCTTCCGTAGCCCTAATCACAGCAACGAAAGACATAAGGAGAAAGCAGGAACTCATGCCCAAGGTATTGCAGTTGACATCAAAGCTATTAGCGGAACAGAGAAGTACGAGATTGTTAAACAGGCGCTCTTGCTTGGGTTTGGCGGTATTGGAGTGGCTCGTTCATTTATCCATGTGGACGACCGGAGCGTTACTAATTCTAACTCTGTCCCAGTAATGTGGACTTACTAAGTGACTGACTTAAAGGTAGAGCTTCTACCGTGGCAACAGGAAGTGTTTGAGGATAGCTCACGCTTCAAGGTTATCGCGGCAGGACGACGAACAGGTAAGTCACGCCTAGCGGCTTGGAAGTTAATCATTGAGGGGTTACAGTGTAAGAGAGGTCATGTCTTTTATGTCGCACCTACACAGGGTCAGGCTAGAGACATTATGTGGCAGACATTGCTAGAGGTGGGTCATCCTGTCATAGCGTCAAGCCATATCAACAACCTACAAATAAAGCTAGTCAACGGTGCAACCATCGCCCTCAAGGGTGCTGACAGACCAGAGACTATGCGTGGTGTCTCCCTTAGCTTTCTCTGTATGGATGAGTACGCCGATATGAAGCCGGAGGTCTGGGAGCAAATCCTACGACCTGCCCTAGCTGACCAGAAGGGTGATGCCATGTTTATTGGTACACCCATGGGACGTAACCACTTCTACGACCTCTTCCAGTACGCCAGTATCTCAGAGGACGAACAGTGGAAAGGTTGGCACTTTACATCATACGATAACCCCCTGTTGGACGAGGAAGAGATTAATGCGGCTAAGAAGTCCATGTCTGCCTTCTCATTCCGACAGGAGTTCATGGCATCCTTCGAGGCGGCAGGTGGTGAACTCTTTAAGGAAGAACATATACAGTTCTCCGAAGAGGAACCGGACGGAGGTCAATTTTATATAGCAGTGGATTTGGCAGGCTTTGCGGACGTTCAAACAGCAACAACTAAAACCAACAGGCTTGACCAAACGTCAATTGCGGTGGTTAAAGCGGGTACGGAAGGATGGTGGGTTGCTGACATCATTCATGGTCGTTGGGGAGTTGAGAAGACAGCACGTAAAATCTTCGAGGCAGTCCGAGACTACCGACCAGTAGCTGTAGGTATTGAGAAGGGTGCATTGAAGAATGCTGTCTATCCTTACCTAAACGACATTATGAAGTCAAATCAACGCTTCTTTAGGGTTGAGGAACTGACACACGGTAACAAACGTAAGATTGACCGTATTGTATGGGCGCTCCAAGGGCGTTTTGAACACGGTAAGATAACACTTAACAAGGGAGAATGGAATACTACGTTCCTAGATGAGCTATTCCAGTTCCCTAACAAACTTGTCCACGATGATTTAATTGATTCGTTGGCTTACATTGACCAACTGGCTCAGGTAGCCTACGCAATCGACTACGAGGAAGAAGAATATGAACTCACTGACTACTACTCAGGGTATTAAACTATGTTAGAAGAAGAAGGTTTCCGATTAGAACGCCTAGAAGACTGGGTAGACAACAAATGCACAGGTTGGCGTGACAACTTTGAGGCTAATTACTCTCAGAAGTTTGACGAATACTACCGCCTATGGCGTGGTCAGTGGTCTTCCGAAGACATGACACGTCAATCAGAGCGTTCACGTATCATTTCCCCTGCCCTACAGCAGGCTGTTGAGTCATCCGTGGCTGAACTAGAGGAAGCTACCTTTGGTCGTGGCAAATGGTTCGACATTAAGGATGACCGAGGCGACCCAGACAACGCTGACGTAGCTTTACTGCGTGAAAACTTAGTTTCTGACTTCGGTCGTAACAAAATCCGTAAGAATGTGGCTGAGTGTCTTATTAACGCCGCTGTGTTTGGTACGGGTATTGCTGAAATTGAACTTGTTAGTGAAAAAGAGATGGCTCCGGCTACACAGCCCGTCATGGACGGTGAAATGACTGCTGTCGGTGTCACTATTAGAGACCGTACCTGCGTTAAGCTAAACCCTGTAATGCCTCAGAACTTCCTTATCGACCCTGTAGCGACTTCCATTGAGAATGCGCTAGGTGTTGCTGTGGATGAGTTCGTATCACTACACCAAGTACAGGAACTACAGGAACAAGGTGTCTACCGTGAGGCTCATGTAGGTACTGCGGCTCCAGACTTTGACCTTGAGCCTGACCACGAGCTTACGTCTACCTATGACGACGACAAAGTACGTCTTACTAAGTACTACGGCCTTGTGCCTCGCTACCTGCTTGACGAAGCTATGTCCGACCCAGACGCCGAGGAAGAATTAGTAAAGCTGAGTGATGACGAGGAAGATGACAGCTACTATGTAGAGGCTATTGTTGTTATTGCTGACGGTGGTACACTACTTAAGGCAGAGAAGAACCCCTACATGATGGGTGACCGTCCAATCATTGCATTCCCTTGGGATGTCGTTCCTAGCCGTTTCTGGGGTCGAGGCGTATGTGAGAAAGGGTATAACTCGCAAAAGGCGTTAGACGCAGAACTACGCGCTCGTATCGACGCTCTGGCACTTACTGTACACCCTATGCTTGCAATGGACGCTTCTCGTATGCCTAGAGGCTCTAAGCCAGAGATTCGTGCAGGTAAGGTTATTCTTACTAACGGTAATCCTGCGGAAGTACTACAGCCCTTTAACTTTGGTCAGGTCAATCAGATTACCTTTGCTCAGGCAGGTGCCTTACAGCAGATGGTACAGACTGCCACAGGCGCTATTGACTCAGCAGGTATCGCAGGTAGCATTAACGGCGAAAGCACAGCCGCAGGCATCTCTATGAGCCTCGGTGCTATTATTAAGCGTCATAAGCGTACATTGATTAACTTCCAAGAGTCGTTTATCATCCCGCTAGTGACTAAAGCCGCACACCGTTATATGCAGTTTGAGCCTGAGACATACCCTGTATCTGACTACAAGTTTGACGTGTCTAGCTCTCTAGGTATTATTGCTCGTGAGTATGAAGTTACACAGCTTGTACAGTTACTACAGACTATGTCACCAGAAACACCAATGTATCCTGAGTTGATTAAGTCAATTGTTGACAACATGAACTTGTCTAACCGTGAAGAGCTTATTGCTAAACTTGACCAAGCCAACACACCTGACCCTGAAAAGCAAGCTCAAGCACAGCAAATGCAACAGGCTCAGATGCAAGCCCAGATGGAGTTCCAAGCGTCACAGACTGCGGCACTTAACGGACAGGCTAAAGAGTCTGAGGCTCGCGCTATGAAGGCCATGGCTGAAGCGCAGGTTGTACCTCAAGAGCTTGAGATTGACCGTATTAAAGCAGTTACAGCTAACCTACAGGCAGGAGATGCGGACGACAAGGAGTTTAAAAAGCGCCTTGAAATCTCTAAGCAACTCCTAAAGGAGCGTGAAGTAGCTGTTAAAGAAAAAGGTAACGTAAAGGCTGAACCAAAACCAGAGGCACAGCCCATGGCACGACCTGAACCAAAACCACCAATGATGCAACCTAACACAGGACAATTGCCAAATGATTTTAACCAGTAAAATGATGGAAGACGCTTTAGAGCAGATTAACGAAGCATTTAGAGAAGTCAACAAAAGAGTAGACAAGTTAGAAGAAAAAGTCAACACAAAGGAGAAGCCCAGTGGCGACACCAAGAAAGGGAAAAGCAAAGGTTAAGATTACTTCATCCGGTAAGAAGGTAAGCTACGGACAGGCAGGCAAAGCCAAAGGCGGAGGTGCTAGGGTAAAACCCGGCACTTCCAAAGGCGACAGCTACTGCGCTCGTAGCTTAGGTATTAAGAAAGGCTTACCTAAGAAGAAGCAGAACGACCCTAACACACCTAACAACTTATCACGTAAGCGTTGGAAATGCTCTGGCGCTAAGTCTAAGAGGAAATAGTTATGATGAAGAAAGGTAAATGTTGTAGCAAGTCAAAAGCAAAAGCACCTGCTAAACCTAAGCGTGGTGGACGTACGGCTAAGAACAAGAAGAACAAGATGAGTGTGCGAAGTGGCTACTAAGAAGAAATCCACAGTCAACTCAGCAGGTAACTACACCAAGCCTACCATGCGTAAGAACCTCTTTAATAAGATTAAGGCAAGTACTAAGGGTGGTAAGGCAGGGCAATGGTCTGCACGGAAGGCACAGATGTTAGCCAAGGAGTATAAGGCTAAAGGCGGAGGATACAAGTAATGAAAGTAAAAGCCCCTAAAGGCTATCACTGGATGAAGCAATCGGACGGCTCCCAGAAGCTAATGAAACACACAGGTAAGTTTGTTAAGCACAAAGGTGCAACACTTGCGGCAGACTTTGCCATACAGAAGGCGCACAAGTAATGGCACTTAAGAAGACACAGAAGTC